CCATAAAGCTTTAGCACAACGTGACCTATTTCCATTGCTGCCTGTGTGCCGTGAACCAACTGCACTGTAGCAAGGACAATATCATAATATCCAGCACGCCAAACAAAACTGGTAGCGCACGCATTCCCAGATAACTCAACAGTATCAGACGCCTTCCACTTTAAAATTGCAGTGCTGACAAGGGGAAGCAATACTAAAGCGTTAACTTGATAGAATGGATTTGACGGCAATCCTACCAAAGCAGCCCAAATTGCCATGTCAGCATCGTCGCGGTCTATCTTGTCGCCATCAACAATGTCATCAAAAAGCTGAACAACTTGCCATAGGTCAATGAGCCACTCAACGGCATCTTCGGGCAAAGCTAATGCTTCCACAAAGTTCCGACGCAACCAGTATTCAGGCGTTCCGCTTTTAAGCATATTAAGCTCTCTGCTATTGAGCTACAGGCTGCTCTTAAACGCTCTGTAGCCAAACCATAACACAATCAATCTTCAAATTCAAACTCTCGTTCCTCAAATGCTTGACAAGAGCGTAAATCGTGACAGATGAACTCAAACTTAGTGCAATAGCCACGGAATCCAGCGTCAACGTCCCACTCGTTAAATGGAATCTTTTCCATCTTGGATTGGGTCATTGTGGAGTTATCGTAATACTCACAAAGTGAGCAGCGGCGGCGACGGGCTTCAGCCTCATCCACTTGCATAGCCTTGCCAAGCGCAATCCAGTATTCAGGATTAGCATCGCGCTCGTTACTAGGGTTTTCAGGGCCAAGCATCCAATCGTCAATGACGATCTTGGTGTTCTTCTTGTTCTCAGCAGTGGTGATGAATGGCTCGCTCTCACGCAGACCAGCAAAACCTTCAATAATCATCATTGGCTTTTTCATTACGATACTTCCCGTCCAGATGCGCGAATATTTATTGCAGAAGCTGTTCCAGCAATCGTAGAAATAAAACCACCCCTAGGCAATACATGGCCTACAAGTTCTGGAAATGTATATGTCTCACTAGCTTGAAGCGTCTTGGATTTAACAATCAAGTTGTCATTTCCGGCGGTGCCAGCAGACGCAACTAGGTTTACGCTAATGGTTGCAGCCGAAGCTGAATAGTTAGTTGCAGTGAACTTATCAATGATGGTTTGTACACCAACAGCCGTATATTGGGTCACCTGTGTTGCTTCAGCAGTCCTAGCTGGAATGATGTTACTAATTACAACAGCCACGTTTATTCTCCTTCTAATTGCGCTACACGCGCGCGAAGCGATTGCAGTTCCTTTACCAGCATTGGAACCAACTTTGAATAGTCCACAGCCATCATATCTTCTGGATCTTCTGGCTGGTAAACAGCCTCTGGCGCGACTTCAAGAAGTTCCTGTGCAATAAAGCCGTAGCGTTGATGGACACTACTACCCTTCCAATCAAACTTACGCACCTGAAGCGCATCTATCAAACTTGCCGCATCATCTGCGTCGGAGATGTTTTCTTTTAGGCGAACGTCAGATGTGATGTTGTATAAAACACCAGTGTTAGCGTTGTTAGTTATGCTGCCGATAAATGCACTGTTGGCGGCATTGATAAAATACGCAAATGTGGAACCTGCGCCCGCCGTGTTTCGGTACGATACACACGCAGTGCCAGAAGCAGTGCTAACCGACGATATTCTTGCTGGGCCTTCTGAACTTGTTGTCCCAACCAGCAAGTATCCATTAGCGTCAATACGCATACGCTCTGCAACGGCGTCCGAAATGCGCGTCTGAAACGCCATGTAAGAGCCAACATAGTTGACATCCGCTGGGCCTGATAAAACAAGCCCCGCGCTTTTCAGTGTTCCAACAGTGTCCACGCCTTGAAACAAAAGGCTAGTGTATTTTGTAGTGTTATTTGCAGTGCTGGTATTGGCAGATATAAGATTGCTTGTTCCTGCGGATGCGCTTTCAAATGCGCGGGCGACACCAGAAACATCCAGCCTATATGCTGGCGAAGCCGTACCAATACCTAGACGGTCGTTGGTGTTGTCCCAGAACAGGTTAGCGTTGTCCTGTGTATATACACCCGAAGCGCCTGCGAAGACAACGGAGCCAACGGTAAAGGAAGTAGCCGTGCCTGTGCCGCCGTTAGCAACAGGCAGTCTGCCTGAGACTTGTGTGGTAAGGCTGACGCCTGAAAGCGTGCCGCCAAGCGTCAGGCTTCCGCTAGATGTGACTGTACCAGTAAGAGTGATGCCGTTGACAGTTCCCGTACCGCTGACTGAGGTGACGGTTCCCACAAACGCGTCTGAAGCGTTTATAGTAATTGCGCCGGCGCCATTCGTGATGCTGACATTTGTACCAGCCGTCAACGTAGTCTTGGTCAGTGTATTGCCCGTCGTGTTTCCTATAAGCAACTGCCCATCGGTATACGTTGTTTGCCCTGTGCCACCATTAGCAACTGGCAACGTACCTGTAACTTGTGTTGTAAGGCTGACGTTTGATAGCGTTCCGCCAAGCGTTAGTGATCCTGAAGACGTTACCGTTCCTGTAAGCGTAATGCCGTTGACAGTCCCCGTACCACTAACACTGGTGACTGTGCCTGAACCCTTGTTGTTAAACGTAGTCCAATCAGTGCTAGTCAGGTATCCATTAACCGAAGCTGTCGCGGCAGGCATACTAATGGCGGGTGTCGTACCGCCGCTGGATACAACGGGAGACGTTCCTGTGACGCTAGTAACTGTGCCTGACGCGCCAGTTAGAACGCCGCCTGACAGCGTCAAACCGCCAGCCACGCTAATTTCTTCAGCTGCACCTGTGCTGGCAGTAGTGCGCCCCAATAGACGGCTGGTAGACATCGTAAGACCATTGGTTGAAGCATACGCACTTGGCGCAACGTAATCAGTTGCCGCGACTGCTGCCGATAGTGCGGTTCCGTTACCTTTAATGATGCCGTTAACCGAAGTTGATAAAGTGATTGCAGGCGTTGTAGTGGCATTAGCAACAGTTCCAGCAAAGCCGTTTGCCGAAACAACGGAAACGCTTGTAACCGTTCCAGTTCCCGCTGTAGAGGAAATAGTAATTGAGCCTGAACCGTTAGTGATGCTGATGTTTGTGCCAGCAATCAGAGTGGCTTTGGTCAGCGTATTGCCTGTCGTGTTGCCAATCAAAAGTTCGCCATCAACATAAGATGTCTGGCCTGTGCCGCCATTAGCTACCGCCAACGTGCCACCAAGTGTAAGCGTGCCACTTGTCGTTATTGGTGATCCAGTAAAGGTTAATCCAGTAGTGCCGCCAGAAGCAGCCACAGATGTAACTGTCCCTAAATTTGCAGGAGGTGCTAAATTAAGAGTTTCAGATAATGCAGTGATTTGGGCCAAGGCATCATTCGCACTTTCGCCAGCGTTTCCAGCGGCAATTTCAATGCCAGGTATGGTGTCATTGGTACTTGAATCAACAGTCGCAAACAGCCGCTCAAATTGCTTGATCTGCTCAAAGTCCTGCAAGAATGAAGCAAGTTGATCTCGTGTGAGGGATAGTTTCTGATTAGCCATTAGAACGCTAACGGCTCGATTGCCGCCTCTAACCTAGCAAACGACATATGTGCGTCTGAATCGCCTTGGAATCGCTGTATGCGCCAGTTACGCATCCAACCCTGCTGGAACCATACCAAACGCTTTGCACGTTGCCCTGTCAGTCCAGCATTGATAAACTTCTGTTGGCTATAGGTCTGGCCATCAGTTGAATAGCTGGTGTTGATTGTTGGCTCTACGCCAAACGCCGCTGATCCAGTTAGACCAACAAGCTCAAGGTTCTGAATGATTGCGCCACGGCCTTCATTGTAAACGATTGTCGTTCCAAATTCCCAGCGCACCTTTTGCCCGTAATGGCTTGAGACGTTGCTGACCATATAGCCAACGTTAGTGTTCATTGGGTCGCCCACCAGCCACTTGTCATAGCAATATACAAGGTTCTGTGCGCGATACTTTGACAGACCAGCCACGCTGCTTGTCAGTATGAACCATACAGGCTGGCCCAAGTCCTGCGTAGCGGCAGCGTCAAACACAATCGTGCGGTCAGGAAGGTGAATATATAGATGCTCATGCGCCTTGTCGTTACGCGCTTCTATCTTGATTGTGGACAGCTGGGCTTCAGTAAACTCAAGTAGGATTTGGTCTATCTCTTGCGTGCTGATCTTGTTCGCCTTGGCATTGCCACCGAGGTAAACGCCTGGCGCTTCATTAAACCCACTACCAACGAACGCGATACTTTCAAGATAGACGCAGCAGGCATGAGTTCCGACGACCCCCTTTTCAATCTGCGCTCCTTCAATGCGCTGGAATGGGAATAGGTCACCACCTACGTTGTCAAAGACTTCGATGGTGTTTCGGTTCAATGCGTATATCTCATTGCGAAGTTTCAGCAGTGCGACAACAGGGTCAGGGTCAATTTCAGACGAACCGTACTTCAGCGGGTTAACTTGCGTCGGGTCACTAAGTTCCGTTACGATAAGAAACTCACCGTCTGTGGTCATGAAGTAACCATCCACCCACACAACATCTAACACTACGCCAAGATCAGGATCAGTGACTTGATTAAGACCAGTGCTGGGTGAATAATAAAATAGGTCTTGATTGGACGCGATAGCTAATAGGTCAAAGCTATAATCCATCGTAACTAAATTACCGTCGCTACCAACGTCACCAATAATACTTACATCGCCTGTGCTGGACACCGTGACAAGCGTGGAACCCATCACGCGATAGCAGATGCCATTCCAGTTAATGCCGCCACGATCAACGCCTGGGCCTGTGCCGTTAGCCACCAAACCATCAGCAGGACGCAGGAAGCCTCCACTAATCCCATTATCCTTTGGCACTGGAATCATGTTCACAGGATAAGACGTGCGAAAGTCCGGCCCATTGTCCGTGTAGATGCCGCTAAGGATTGGAACCTGAACCATTTACCATTTAACCTTATCAGCCCAAAACGCCGCGCTCATTTTGCCCTTGGCTATATTCTTTGCGTGTCTAGCCTTGAATGATGCGCGGCGCTTCTTGTTGGATTCGCTTTCGCCCTTGCTGGCAGGAGAACCCATAACACCCTGCTGCCCGAAACGGATTGTCCTGATCTTATCGCCTTCTTTGGCTACCACAACGTGCGACTTCTTCGGATGCGATGGTGTGCGCTTTGGTTTGTTATAACCAGC